AAAACAAACATGAGCTTTAGTAGTATTTATCATCCCCCACGTCTGTTCTTCATTATCTTTACAGATCCATGGGACTAATAATATATCAAGCCCGTCAATATTAATCTCCGCCGGCTTACTGTACTCGAATATATTCGAATAACTATCTAATAGTAAATTAATACTATTGACTTCTAATGTGTTTTTATATGTGATGTCGTGATTTCCTACAATAACATGTAGGATGGTTTGTCTTTTTTTCAGTGGCTCAAAGAACATTTCCTTTGCAGCTTTGAGTGATGTATATGATATGAACTTACGTCTATCAAAAGTATCACCTAAATCTACTACCGTATTAATTTCATGTTCATCTATGTACGGAAAGAACACATCATCATAAAACTTCTTTTGAAATGCTGCAACTTTATGGTTATCATTGCGCGCTCCAAAATGAAGGTCTGTCACTAACGCTATTTTCACTTACGGCGCTTCCTTTCATAATGACGTTCATGCTTTATTTTAGATTTAGAATATTTCTCTAACTCGGCCGAAATAGCTGAAGTAAGTAGTTCCAGTTTTTGTGCAGTGTTGTCCCTTAACCACACTGGTTGTGTAGAATCCCTTAACTCATCCACCCAGTATTGTATTTGAACTGGGATTCTCAACTTTTCCGATTGTACCATTATTAGCTCCTAGTAAAAAATTTCTCAACGCCAGTTACCTTAACAGCAGTGCGCTTTTGTTTAATACTTTTTTCTTTACGTTCAAAATTCTTAACAAAATCTATCATATAATCAGTTTGATAATCAAGATTGTTTCCAATACCGTGGTCATCACCACCTTCAACTAAGGTATTAAAAATCACAGATTGCTCCAGTGATTTATGTTTAATATACAATTGTTTTTTCTCTTTTTGTATTCTCCTAAGAAACGCATAATAAATTATCTGAGTAAAATAAGCAAAAGGATTATGTGATTTTTCTGGATTGAAATTATCAATGTAGCTAACACAGTTTTCAATTCCATCACTTATCATATCATCCTTGAACGTATAATTAGCAAAGTTTGGTTTTGTTGCCAACCTATTAGCAATTTGAAGCAAACATCGCCCAACATAATTTGGTATTTGAGGTTTAGTATCACCTGATTGTTCAGCTTCGTCAACAGATTTTTTATACTCAACCATGATGATGAACAGTTGTTTATTGTCAACGTAATGTGCACCGCCACCTTTTTTCTTAGCCATTAGTGAACAGTGGTGTTTGCGCCACCAACCATTTTGTTAAGCAAAGCTTCTTTCATTTTATCTTCAGCCTCTTCATATTTCTTTCCTATCCACGTTTGATTGTCGGCTTCATCACGATGGTCCATCTCTGTGTATCCTCCTTTTAAAAAATTTTCATAATTTATTGAAACCTTTTCATGTAAATCGTCAACTATGGCAATAACATGATCTTTATGTATCCTTACAGTCGACACTTTATTAAATAACAACCAATGTGAACATTGGATCCAAGTTTGTCCATCAGGTGCCATAGACCTATACATGAGAACAGGGTCTTCAAAAGTATAATGAGATCCATCATCATTCAGAACTTTTGTAATTAATTCTTCCCCGTTTGTTAGTTTAACTAGTGCATGAAAATTTGCTGACATAACTACTCCTTTAAAGCGTACTTATGGATTTTGTAGTTGAATTGTTCATCGTTGTATATTTTTAATCTTTCTCCATAATGCTTGAGTGTGAAGTTGACCCATTTTCTGTGTCTAAGGTCATCGACCAAATCATATAATCGAACGGTATCTTTATCATCAGCAGTCCGCAAACCTCTCCCGATTGACTGCAAGACTCTAATTTTACTTTTACTCGGGCTAGCGAACACGACGTTAGAGAGACGGCGAATATTAACACCAGTACTGAAAGTACCATACGATGCAATAATAATCGCGTCTTCTTCTTGTTCAACAATCCCGCGAATTTCATCTCTCGTTTCTCCGGAAACTCCGCCGTGTACAAAGAATATTTTCCTATCAAGATGTTCGGCTAACCTATACAACTCCTTACCGTGTTTTTCAACAAGGGAATACAACACAAGAGTATTTCCCTTCAGTTCATTACACAAATTAATAATAAATTTATTACGTGATTGGAGCCCAACTATAAAATTAATCTCGTCTTTATAGGTTGCCCTTGACTGTTCTGCTCTATTTTTCTCATTATGGTTAAGTATACATATATTTATATTTAAGTTAGCTAGTACCTGTTGTTTAATTAACTCAGAAGTATGAATAACTCTCTCAACTGGTCCAAACAACCCTTCTAACACTAATCTATGTGTTTGTGTATCATCAAGAGTACCTGTAAAACCAAATCTATATGGACAATCAGTCATCTTACTCATTAAATTAGTTAATGATTTAGCTTTAAACAAATGAGCCTCATCACCTATAACTACCTTAAATTGTTCGAACCACTTCCTTGGTTGTTTATAAACTGATTGCCAGGTAGTAATAGTAATATCTGTATTGATCTCTTTCGAAGCCCCCGCAGTAATTTTATGAACTTCAAACTCATAACCGTACTCAGAAAAGTCTGACGCTAGTTGGTGTACTAAGCCTGTTGTTGGTACAACTATTAGCTTCTTCATAGGATAGTTCATTGCTAGCATATAAATGATAAGAGATTTACCAGAAGCAGTAGGAGAAAGAAGAAGGGCTCGTCTATTGTTTAGCCCATGTAGAATAGCCTGCTTCTGGTAATCTCTTGGTTCAAGAGTTAGTTGTATACTATTCGCCAAATCATCGACATCAGTAAGTGTAAAATCATCTTTTGGTTTCAACTTATCATCAACAATATAAGTATACTCTCGTACACCACAAAAGTCAACGATATACTTTACTAATCCTGTATAAACTGTCCTTGTAATTTGATTGAATAATCTTATCTTACCATCCCAAACCCTATTGCGGACAGCCGGCATGAACTTAGCCCCTGGGACATCAAATGTAAAGAAATCAGAAAGCTCTTGAGCTACTCCTGAATCACAGTCTACTTTACAATGAACATCATCAAGGTGACTAATAGTTATCATGTCCCAACCTTAAACTTTTCCCATTGGATGGCATTGTTTATTTGATAGCTTCTGATGTTGAGAGTCCTTATGATCGCCTCAACAAACTCTACTTTTTCTTTAATATAGGCTATCTTGAGATTGTGTGTAATAATATCTTTATCACTATCAATGTGCATAGACATATCAGACTTCAATATACGTAGTTGGATTGGTTCCCAACCTCGATCATCAAGTTCATCTCGATCAAGGACTCCGCTATAATAATCGTACTTGTCTTTCTTCAAGGTTTTCAATTCCTCTTGAAGTTTTACAAGCTGCAGTCTTTCTCTACTATACCACTTGTAATACTTACTATGCAGTTTTGGAATTTTAATTGATTCCTCACCCAGCTCAGTACGATCAATTACAGAATCATTTTCCCACTCATTCTGTATCTCTTCTAGCTTCATCTTCCAAACCACTTTGTAGTTTCATTATATTATCATTATACTTCCCATTCGTGTTCTGGTCAACAAGATTTGCTAATTCAATCAACATTAAATATTTATTACCAGATTCTAGTATTTTTGGTACACGCGGCTTTTTAAATGAACAAAATTGATGTACAAGATCCTCAGCCTCTTTCCCTATGAACCCACGAACTATATCTCTCGTAAAGTTAGGATCTCCTTTATTTTTAGTATACTTTGCAGTATCACAAGCACTGTGCCACAACCCGGCCTTACATACTGCTGAAGAAGCTTCTAGATTAGACTCAAGATACTGATATACATTCCAGAAATGCTCACTAAAAGTTTTACCAACGTGTGGATAATCTTTTGTGTGCTTCATTAAATACGTAAAGCCTTCATCCTTCTGCCAAATAGGCATAGTGTTGAACACCATAATATCTTTGCTAATTGGACACATTCTTGACAGCGAAGACGATGCATGTAGTTGTGAACTGTCAAGTATAAACATCCTATTATACTTTGGTAGACAAGAAGCGTCAATCTCTCCTTCATCTGTATATAAAATAGTCGCCCCATAATAATCCATCTTCCAGTCTTTTGACATATATACAATAACGGTTTCAAACCCTTCAATGGCTTCATCTAATTCTTCTATTGGTGTTCCATCTTTTGTAACAAACTTACTGTCTTCTAAATCTGTATGTGCATACGCATCTTGCCCATAATGATATGACTTTGCATAACATCTTACTAATCCTCTAGGGCCAAGAATTTGTTGAATAATATCAAACGCATCAGCAATGCCTGGATGATCTTGCTCAAAGTTTGGAATATCAGTTAAGTCAACTTCTATGTGTCTTGCATTTCGCAAAATATAGTGTTGATTGTGTCCATGATCATATGACTTATTACTACTAGACTTCCAACCAGTTTGCATCCAACCAAAGTATCTATATTTTAATTCGTTAAGTACGGGCTCTGGAAATACCCCATCTACCAACCGAGGGTCAGCGTATGTCATAATAAAAATCCTATCTTACATTTGTAGCTTGTGTATCAACTGTTCCTGATGATGCCAATCGAAGAATTCTGAATAACTTATATCTAAATGTAGCTTGACACTCAATGTAATCTACACTGGGTGATGTGGCCGAAAATTGTAGGTCTGATAATGAAATTGGATATGCGTCTTCAAACAATACTTCAAGATTAGGCCTCATTGCAGAATTTAAAATAGTTATAGTAGCATCACTATACGGCCCATCTACTCTGAAGTCAACAGAATTTGGTTCGCCATAAATGTTTTTTGCTTGAGCGAAGTCTTCTGGGAAACCTAATTGTACCATCCAATCATACAATTCAACATAGTTTCTTAGATCCTCATCAACTTTAAATGATACCTGAAACTCTGCATATGTTATACGATCTCCAATGGTTGGAATATTAACAAATGGGGTTGGCATTATTGCGTCACCCATTTGTACAGAAGGCACATTAACCGATTGTACAAAATAATTTGTATTAGGGAGCTTCTTAATAGAAAAGTTAAATCCTAAT